CACATAATCTAGTTAATTGATCATAGTAAAACGTTTGATAATTATTGGTATAAGCGCCACTAACATACTCCCTAAATCTAGCTACTATTTGAAAGTAAACAAAGTACCTTGCAATCGTACCCTGGAAACCTCCGTTTTGCATTTGCACATCAAAACTAAAATCAAATTTTGTATTGTCCTCCTCGCTGCTTTCTGCCTTAATTAAAAAAGTGTTTGAAAGTAAATCTTCAAAAGCGTTAGTAGTCCCTAATATTTTAGCAGACTTATAACCTTTTATTCCATTTGTGTCTATGCTTACAAATTCACTATCATAAACCCAATTTGTAAAATCGTCTTCAAAATTACCGTTAGGTATGTAGTTTAGTTGGCGGTCTAAACTAACCGTATTGGACACCTCTATTAAACCACCACTCGTTTCTTTTAAAAGGTCGTCGCCAATAGGCAACGCGTCGCTAGGTATAAATACTATTTCGCCTAGTATATTATTGCTTTGGTAAACCCCTAAATAATTATAACGCCTATACGTTATAGCAGATAGGGTTGTTATATCCGCATTGTTTATTATTACCCATTGGCCATTAGCCTGGAATATACGGCAGTTAAACCCTGTTAAAATAGAATATAGTACCTCGGCAGCGCTAAATTTATAAGTATTTTTGTCGGTGTAAGTGCTGCTATTTACAATAACATCTTCAAATACGTTTGTTATTGACGTAGCGTTCTCCTCTTTTAAATTTGTTTTAACGTAAATATCCGCGTCAAAACCTGTTTCAAATAAAGACTTGTGCAAACATTCCCAAAGCGTAACGTCGTTATTAGGCGCTAGAGGGAACTCAATACCTTTAAGTAACCCTAAACCATCTACTGCTTTAAAAGATACGTTAAAAGGCGCCGCAGATAGCTTTTGTTGGTAGGTGTCCTGTATTAAGAACCCTTGCCAAAACAATTCGTAATTATCTACAATTGTACCGCCTTCCCAAACGCCATTATTAGCGTCCCAAACAACATTAACATTTTGCCATTCGTCGGCAGGGTTGTAACCTTGCCCTAATAAATTCCAAGTTTGGTTTGCAGCTTCCCAATTTTCGTTCTCATCTTCCCAATATGGTACACGCGTTTCTGAATAATACAACCTAACTAAAAACTCGCGTTCGTCAAAATCGTAAAATTCCTCGTATGTAACGGAATCGGTTTGTATTAAATTAATCTCGCAGTTAGAAGCTATAATTGGGTCGTAAAAATCGTTATCTTGTTCCCATTTAATACTAGCAGGCGAACCGGTACCTATTAACGGGTAAATATAACCGTCATAGTTTTTTTGTAATATATCTAAACGCCTCTTATTCCCTTCCGTATCGGAAAAATCCAAACGGTATTTTGCTCCGTATGCCATATTGTTATTTTATTCTAGACCTTGTTTTGTCTGCTCTTTGCAAAGCTACCACTAAATCTTGACCCCTTACAACGAACTCGCCGCTTACGTTCATATTGTTACCACCTCCTTGTTCGCCCATTAAATTTTTAAGTTTGTTTAATGGCGCTATAACTTCCGGATTGCTTTTTGCTCCTGGATATTCTCCCATAAGACCCATTGTCGGCCCGCTAACAATACCACCGTTAGCAAAAGCTGGAATAGCAGCAAACGCTCCCATAATACCACCTACTGCCGTAGCAATAAATGCTGGCGTTGTAAATACTGCCGCAGCACCTGTTGCCATACCGGCAGCTGAACCTCCTTTAATTGCCTCTGCAATAGAAGCGGCTAACATCATAGCTATTAAATCAGTTACCATTTGAGCCATATTTTTTAAAAAGCCTTGCATTCCTGTATCTGCTAAACCTAGCGAATCAATCATTGAACCGGTCATATTGCTAAACGCTCCAGCAACCGATTGGCCTACTGCTTTGCCTATATCTTCAAGCCTTTGCAAATTAGCCTCATATTTTTCCTGGGCCATTGCCATACCTTCCAGGTCAATATTCATTTGCTCAACAACTCCTGTTAATGGCGATTGTGCGGCACTGGTTATTTCGCCTTTTACACCTTTAGAAGCGAATGTACTAGCTAAATTAACTGGGGCCGCTTGACTTGCAGCAGCTTGACCGCCACCAACACCGCCACCACCGCTAAAAATTCCGCTTATTAAACCTGGGGCTTTATTTCCAATATTAGTAAGGCTTGCATTTAATTGCTCAACTGTTTTCTTTTCCAGTCTACTTTTAACCGCTCCAGCTATCGCATCTGAATAAGCGTTACCAATATCTTCTCCTGCTTTTTCAGTAATTTTTTTACCATTTTCAAAACCTTCCTGTAATATATCGCCAAAAGCACCTTTTACGCCTTTTTCAGAAAATGTCTTAATTACGTTCCACATAGTAGTAAACGTATTCACAAAACCATCTACAACTGCTTTAACGCCTATAAAAACAGATTTAAACGTGGCGCCTAAAATACCTATAACAACCCTTAACGCTTCGCTGCTATTGTATAAATCTACAAATTGATTGTAAAGACCTACAACAACCGGCGCAACTTCTGCCCAATTTTTATATATAACGTATGCAACCGCAGCTAATGCCGCAGCCACTAAACCTACAGGCGATAATAAAGCACCTACAATTGTAGTTAGCGTTCCTACTAAAGTTAATATAGTAGGCAAAGCAACTATTAAAGCGCCAATACCTAAAACTAATTTTTGGGTAGCACCGTCTAAATTATTAAACGCATTAAATACTTTAGCCACCACCGCTGCAATATCCTGGAATAATGGCAGCATAGTTTTTAGCATTATTGCACCCATTTGGGCAAAACTTTCTTTAGCTTTATTTAATGAAGCAGTTAATTGAAAACTTGCGCTTTTTGCAGTTTCGTTAAACGCATCAGTTGTAGCACCTTGCGTTTTATTCATACTAGCAAAAATTGTTCTAGTACTTTCAACACCAGCGCCGAGTAAATCCATTACACCTTTTAACGCTCTTACGTTTCCAAAAACAGTTTCAAATGCAGTAGAATTTTGTTCCGAAGCAACCTTTAAAGTTTCAAAAACAGAAAGTAAACCTTTTTCTTTTATCTGCTTACGCAATCCTTCACTAGATAAACCTAATTGATCCATAGCCCCTGCCGACTGTGTTGTCGGTTTCATTATGGCCATTAAAATTGAATTTAACTGCGTAGCCGCTTCGCTTGCACCTGTTCCCGTCCTTGACATTGCAGCAAATGCAGCACCAACTTCGTGGAATTTAACCCCCATATTAGAAGCAGTAGGTAAAACGCTACCCATTGCAGCAGATAATTCGCTGGCTTCAAGTTTACCTTCTCTAACCGCAGAAACCAAAACATCAGTTGCACCTGTTGCGCTTAATACTTCCGAACCATATGCGTTCATAGCAGACGTCGCTAAATCAGCAACTATTTTAGTTTCTCCTAAACCAACCGCAGAAGCCTTTAATGAAGCGTTTAAAACCTCCATAGCTTCTGAACCCCTTAAACCTGCCGAAGTAATAAAGAATAAAGCGTCTGCGGCGTCTTTACTGCTTACGCCTGTTTCAACTGCCATTTTTCTAGCAGACTCGCCCATTTTATCAACCTCTGCTCCTGCAACCCCTACTAATGCTTTTATTTGGGTCATTGACTTGTCAAAGTCTGCGCCCATTTTAACGGCAGCACCTCCAGCCAATGCCAATGGCAAAGAAAACCTTTGAAGGCTTGAACCTATGTTTTTAACACTTTTTCCAAACCCTTTTAATTTTGAACTTGCGGTATTTAACGAGGCGCTTAACCTAGAGGCGTCCCCTGTTAATAATACCTTTAATTCATTAGCTGCCATATAATTTTATTTACTTACAAAAATAACCAAAAAAAGACACTTATTTAAGTGCCTTCTCTGCGCGCTCTTTAAACGCCTCAAAATCTTCTTTAGTAGACTTAGGCCCACTAGGTTTATTATATGCGTCCTGGGGTAGCTTAAATAGCTTGTCCGGGGTTATAAGGTCGCGCTTTTTGCTAACGTTTGTGTTATATACCATAGAAGCTAAAAACCTAGTCTGTTCCCAATTTAAGTTTACATTAATTTGCCAGCTTTCGCCTAATAGAGCGTTTTCCTTCCAGGTGTGCCTCCAAAACTCCGCTGGTTTAATACCAGCCTGCCCTATATAATAGTCCGTTAAATCGTCCCACGTTAAGGAAGCCGTTACTTTTTTGGCGCTGCCTTGCTAGTAGGTTTTGCGTTTCTAGCTATGCCGCCGTTTAAATCGTTACCTAATAACCTGCTTTCGGTTAGTGTATTAAGCATTTCATTAAATTGGTCAGTATTAACATCGTCTAACCAGGCGCCAACTTTAAATAAATTATAATCTATTTCGTTGCCTTCCTCTTGGTCGTATGCCAACAAACCAGCATATACTAAAGCCCTAATCATATTAAGGTTTAATGTATCTGAAAATACTTTGTCGATTTCGCCAATAGAAATATTAAGTTCGTCCGTAAAGGCCGCCCAAAAATTCATTGAAAAGTGAAGTGTTCGTTTTTTCCCGCCAATAGTTAGGGAGTAATAACCCCTTTGTTTATTTGCCATTTGTTTCTTTATTACGTTAAACTTGAAAAGGGCGATAAATTAATACCGCCCAATATTATAAAAACGCTTCCCTATGCGTTTGCAGACTTAACAATAGCGCCAGTAATGGTAATTGAACCACTGTAAGAAACTGGACTTTCCATTTCAGCAGATTGCTCTACACTTGAAATGTAACCTTCTGCCGTATAAATAGCGTCTCCACTAGCAGCAGTTCCAAATACGCAAGTTATTTGCGTTCTGTTAATAATGTAGTCAGCTAATTCAATAGCGTTTGCACTATCTGTATAATCAACTAAACCTTCAAAAGAAATTTCTCCGGATCTAACCCCCGAAATAACCTCTTGCCAACCTGCGCTATCTTTTGTTGTAGCTTCCGGTAGGTCGTGTGAAATAGTTAATGTACACGATGTTGTGTGTCCGATTGTGGTATCTTCTACTTTAAGTAGTAAATCAGTCCCGTTAAATACTGCCATATTTTATATTTTAATGTGTGTATTAGTAATTTTTTGTAAAGATAATATATTTTAAGTAATTCATTTAGTGCAGTAAATTTAAACCCAAAAATTTAACTTGTTAAATTTCATAGCCGCTTATGAATGATATTTTATTGTCAAGTGTCATAGTTAAATGGGGGCTTTTACACCCCCTTTTATTTAAAATTGACCCAAAGGTTTAGCGAAGCTAAAACTGATTAGCAAATGCCATATATATATAGGTTCCACCGCTTGCGTTAGTTCCTGTAAAAGTGGCAAAACTTCCAGAAGGCTCCCAACCGCTACTTGTTGTTGTTAATGTGTAACTATCTGGACCATATTCTTGGTTTGAATTATTTGCTTCAAGTCTACTATCCCAACCATTGGCAGGGCTTCTTTTATTGTCAAGCATATACCAACCACTGCCACTAACATCTGTTCTTTTAATCATAACAAAAGCAGGTTCAAATCCGCAATCTTGAAAGTTTCCTGCACTTCCATTCCCTGTATAACTACCAAATTTACTAAACCCTGCAACCTCTGCAAAGCAGTAGGCTATGTAACTATCTGCTCTATCTCCTACTCCACTATCAATTCCAAGATTAACAACAGAACTTGTTGGAGCGGCACTAAAAACGACACTATTTTGTGTTTGTGCAGCAGTAGTAAAAGTTAAATAATAATCTCCACCACTTAAACCTTGATGCCAAATAAACCAATTAGGAACTCCCCAATCACGGTCTTTTACAATAACCATTGCTGGAGCAGTATTTAGTCCGTGTCCAATAGTTTTATTAGCGCCTGTAACAGCGCCCGTATAACTAACAATACTAAACCCAGCAGCAGGATTTGCACTAACAACAGAAGGAATACTACCGTTACTGTTTATAGCAGGTAGTTCTGCTCCTTTCCAATTCCAAGCTACAAAGTTATCTGGACTTATATTGAACCCTGCGGAATCTCCTAATGTAAATCCATCTGAATCAAAAGATAAAACACCGTTTTCTGTAACTTCTACATCTGTTAATTCTGACGATAGTTGTTTTTTAACACCACGAACAGAATCAGTCAATCTGTGCGTAAAAGGATAGCCTCTGTCTCTTGTTTTAATCCAAGTCAAATCTGGTTGGAAGCCCACACCTGTAATAGATTGCCCTGTGTTATTCCCACTATACAAAACAGTATTAAAACTGTCCTCTAAAGAAGGTTCTATTGTAGTAGGGTCAGCAGCAAATGCCATATAGATGTACGAACCGCCATTAGCGTTCCAATCTGCATTACCTCCTGTTAATTGAAAACCGTTTTCTAAAAACTGAAACAACTCATCTGGGCCACTTTCTGCCGCAGATAAATTAGGGTATAAATAATAATCTTCTCCTCTTTTATTGTCGTACATTAACCATTGACTTGTACTATCAGTTCTCTTTAACATTACAAAAGCAGGCTCAAATCCTGTTACAACAGTATTACCACTTGCTCCTGTACCAACATACGAACCAAAGTTTGAGAAACCTTCTACTTCTGAGAAAACATAATTCACATAAGTTGTTCCATTAACATTAGGGCCGTATATGTCGTTACCAAAAATAAGCGTTGAATCTGTAGGAGAACCACCAAAATAGTTTCCATCACTTGCTGACGCATCTGTATTATTTAATATTAACAAATCCGTATTAGGGTTTGGTAAGTCCTTATGCCATACATACCAGTTATTATAAGTAGCTAAATTTGCTCTACCTTTATTTATTACAACCGCAGGAGTAGTACCTAAACCGTGTCCAACCGTTACCCCTGTTTGACCATTACCAGTAAACGTAACAATACTAAACCCTGCTTCTGTATTAGCAGATACTTGACTTGTTATTGTACCGTCTGTGTTTGTTACTGCTGCACCTCCTGCTTTAAAGTTCCAAGAAACAAAATCGCGTGCGCTGTAGTTTAAACTTGATATGCTACCATCAAATGTAAATCCATCGGAATCAAAAGATGTCATACCACCCATTGAAGCATTTTCAGCATTTGTTAAGTCAGAAAACAATCCTTTTCCAACACCTCTTACGGAATCTTGTAAAATGTGATTATCCGTGTTTGTTCTTACTTTAATCCAAGTAAAATCTGGCTGAAATCCTACACCTGTAATACTTTGCGTACTACCATTTCCTGTATAAGTAACAGTATTAAAATGCTCACTTGGTACAATAGTAGGCGTACAATATTCTTCTGTATATAAAGCCTCTACTTCGTAAGGTCTTAATGCTCTGCTGAATATTCTTACTTGGTCTATAGAGCCGTTAAAAAACCTATCAATACCTGCACGACCCAAATTACCTATTGTTTCTACAGCAGTTAAAGAACTTGCATTACCAGTAAATGAATTTGTATCTTGTGAAGTTCCGTTTAAATAAATTTCTAATCCAGATGTTTTACTTCTTGTTACAACTACATTGTTCCAACCAGACGAAATAGTAGGCGTTTCAACAACTCTTAAAGTACCATCATAAAAACCAAATAGAACAGTATTAGTTGTATAATTAAAAGAAAGTCCATTATCTCTGTTTTCTCCATTCCATAAGGTTTGTGAAGGGTGGGTGCCTTCCCCTTGATTGTTAAACCACAATGATACAGAAAAATCAAGGTCTACATTAACAGTTCCGCTATTTGTTATTTCACTACTACTCCCATTAAAAACACCTGCTTGACCAAACTCTCCCGCACCATAAGTAACATCTGTAGCAGTACCATCATAGTTCCCACTAACATCAGTAGCATCGCCATTTAATTGATACAAAGCAACACCACCACCATCGGGAAATGGGTTGTACAAGTCTACTGTGTCAGTGCAACCACCACCTCCTGCATCGTTTGATTTGATTAATCTATTATTCATACTATTCAGTTAATGGTTCAACTTCTTCTCCTAACTCGTCAATAGTAGGCTGCGGATAAAATGCGTGTGTGTATCTTAGTACTTGTTCTACGGTTGTTAATGCGTTAATCTCTGTTTCAAATGTATCTGACTTTGTTACTATGTTAAGTCTTTCGTCTGCAATCTCTTGCGGTATCGCTACGGCTCTTTCAGCAAGTCTTGTAACATACCAATCAGTAGGACTTAATAGCTTCCCTGCTTCTGTTTTAATAGCTTGTATCTTACCTTCTTTTAACTCTGCAATATCATAGTTAGGCTTTGTTTCAATAACATTACCATCTTCATCTAATACATCGTGAGTACCTTCTAAGTCAATAGCAACTATATCATAAGTAAACTTATCTCCATCAAAGTACATTGCAGAAAGCCTTTGAGAAATTTTATCATATTGCGGTGTAACTACATCGTAAAAGCCAAACTCTGTTGGGTCTGCAACCTTTCTAAAGTTTAAGTGTAAACCGTTTTCGTCTTCCCATACATTAGGAAGCCTTCTAAATGTTTTAATGTTTCCGTTAATTTCTATTGCTTTCATATTATTGTGCTTGAGATATTGATAACCAATAGTCCGCAGGTGCTGCTACTATCACTTGAATTAAATTACTTACCGCTCCGTTGTATGTTCCTGCTACTACTTTAGTGCCTGCTGGAAAAGTAGGTGCAAATGAACCTGTTATAATTAAATCTTTAACCATTCCAACTTGTGCGTTGCTGAATGTAAATGTAGTGTCTGCCGTTAGCGTTTTACTGAAAACTTGTGCAATACTAAAATCTACATCAGAAGCACCAATTCCAGCAGTTGCCGTAAATTCATTTGCTAACTTAGCGTATGTTACAGAATCCGCTAAAAGGTATTCATTTGTGGCACCCTCTGCAATATCGTCTGAATCCAAAACAACTACCCCTGTGGCGCCATTTACTGAATCTACTGGAGCAGTCGAATCAATCCAATTTGTACCGGTACCCGTGCTAGATAAAACCTGCCCACTTGTACCTAAATCGTTGCTAGTATCTCTAAGCCCGCCAATAGCTTTGACAGTTCCCTGCGCTACTATATTACCGTTTGTATCTAATGAAACCCCGGAACCGTTACCTAACCCGTCGGTTATTTCTTTACCGTCCGCGTTTAGTACGTCGTTATCCGTAGTTTTTAGCAGGCCGTCGTAGGTGCTGCTTATTGTTTGTCCTGTTAAAGTCGCCATATATTTTTATTTATGTATTATCCCAATCGGTGTTTTGATCTTGCCAGGCGTTTACTTGGTCTTGCCAAAAATCACTAATTATATTTATCGTTTTTTGAATTAATCTCGTTAAATTATTTCCTATGCCTAGCATAACATTATCTTAAATAAGCTAATATTTTTCCGCTTGCTACGCTAATATCTTCAAAATTACCATAAATAGCTTGGCCCGCACTTAACGACAAACTTGTAATTGTTGTATCGCCACCGTCTGTATTGTTTGTAAAACTAACAACGCAATCAGCTAACACTTGAATAGCTGCAAAAGCCTCATTTGCTACGCTTGTTTCGCCACTACTTAAAATTCTAAGCCCATAGTCCCCAAAAGAAACCTTTTGAAATACGCTCGTATATTGTAATTCGTTTGCCATATTTTTATTTTTCACAAAGTTAATGAAAAACCTATAACTTAAATCTTAGCAATAACACGTTTAGCAATACAGAAAAAACCAAAGATAAAACCAACCATAAAGGCGTTTTGTATTTAACCTTTAGCGTGTCGCTTTTTTCTTTAGTATCTACAAATTTACTTTCGTAACGCTTTTCGATGCTTTGTACAATACTATCTAAGTTAATTGTAGCCTCTAAGACGTTGTTTTTTGATTGTATGGTAATTTCCCCCTGGGCAGTCTTTAAACGTTCCTTAAACGGCTTTAAAATGCCTAAGCTATCGCAAGGGCTTTTTT